ATCATCAAGCGCGATTGGATCAAGTGGTGGACTAAGGATGACCCGCCTAAGGTGCAGTTCATCGTGCAGGCCTACGATACGGCGCTCACAACTAAGCAGCGATCGGACTTCTCGGTGTGCCACACCTGGGGTGTGTGGCTGAGCGAAGATGACGGCAAGACCAACGTTATCCTGCTCAACCGGGTCAAGGGAAAGTATGAATTCCCGGAGCTCAAGGTCATGGCGCACGAACAGTACACAGAGTGGGAGCCCGACTCGGTGGTCGTGGAAGCCAAGGCCAGCGGCCAGCCGCTCATTGACGAAATGCGTAGATCGGGTATATTTGTCCAGGACTTCGCTCCGGGTAAAGGTCAAGACAAGATCGCCCGGGTGAACGCAGTGTCAGATATGTTTGCCGCCGGACACGTATGGTTCCCCGAGACTGCTTGGGCTGCTGCTACCGTGGAGGAGATCCTGGCGTTTCCCGCAGGCGAACACGATGACGAGGTGGACGCGATGACGCTGGCACTGATGCGAATCCGCAAAGGCGGCTTGCTTGACCTGTCCACCGACAAGCACGATACAGAACCTTTCTACCCGGCACGACGCCCGGCGTACTATTAAGGATACCAATGGCAACGCAAAAACACATGGGACGTGGAGAACTGATCGACCGACTGGCCGCTCAGGTGGGCTCCCGCGAACTAGCTGTTGGCATCTTGCAGAAACGTGGTCACCTGTATCCTGGCACTGAGAAGTACACTCATGGAGGGATGATACGCAACCAAATGACTGCTGAAGAGCGTGCTATTGACCGCGCAGCTAAAGCCACTGGTGCGAATAAGTCTGACCTCACCTATAACCCTCGTACCAATCGCGCCACGCGCAGGTAAGGAACACCATGGAAAAAAGTCTCTACACCGCCCCTCTGGGCTTAGACAGCATCATCCCCGATGAGTTCGACCAGGGCGCGGACCTTGAGATCGAGATTGAAGATCCGGGGGCTGTACATGTTGAAATGGGCGGCCTAGAGATTGATCTGGAGCCCGGCGGCGCAACAGTAGAGCTGGAATCGTTTGATGCCAACCTCGCTGAGTACATGGACGAGGGCGAGCTTGAGACGGTCGGCTCCGAGATCATGGAGCTGGTTGAGTCTGACATTACGTCGCGCAAAGACTGGGTAGAGATGTATGTGCGCGGCCTTGAAGTGTTGGGGATGAAATATGAAGAGCGTACGGAACCGTGGAACGGGGCATGCGGGGTCTTCAGTACCTTACTTACCGAGGCAGCCGTTAGGTTCCAATCCGAAACCATCATCGAGACTTTTCCTGCCGCAGGCCCCGTTAAAACTGAGATTGTGGGTGCGATCGACCGGCTTAAAGAGGAAGCTGCGGAGCGTGTACGCGACGATATGAACTACCAGCTCACCGAGGTGATGACTGAGTATCGCCCCGAGCATGAGCGCATGCTGTTCAACCTGGGCCTGGCAGGCGCAGCGTTTAAGAAGGTCTACTACGACCCGAGCCTGGAGCGCCAGGTAGCTATCTTTGTTCCCGCTGAAGAACTCATCATTCCTTACGGCGCGTCTAACGTTCGCAGTGCAGAGCGCGTGGCGCACCTGATGCGCAAGACAAAAAACGACATCAAGAAACTGCAGGTTGGCGGGTTCTATGTGGACGTGGACCTGGGGGAAGCCCAAACGTTCCATACCGACATCGAGAAGAAGAAAGCCGAAGACCAAGGCTACTCTTTGTCTGATGACGACCGCTACCATATCTACGAGATCCACCTTGACTACGACCTGCCTGGGTACGAAGACAAAGATGGCATCGCACGTCCCTACGTCATCACCATCGACAAGGGCACCAATAAAGTCCTAGCAATCCGTCGCAACTGGGAAGAGGACGACCCAAAGAAACAGAAGCGGCAACACTTTGTACAGTACGACTATGTTCCTGGATTTGGTGCTTACGGTTTTGGTTACATACATCTTATCGGTGGATACGCCCGAGCCGGGACCGCTCTTATTCGCCAGCTCATTGATGCTGGTACTCTGTCTAATCTCCCCGGATGACTAAAGTCCCGTGGTCTGCGTGTGAAGGGTGACGACACCCCGATCGCACCTGGAGAGTTCCGTGATGTGGATGTGCCATCTGGCAGCATCAAAGACAACATCATGGCGCTGCCCTACAAGGAGCCTTCGCAGGTTCTGGCTTCGCTGTTGGACAAGATCACCGACGAGGGGCGTCGCCTAGGCTCGATTGCCGACATGAACGTGTCGGACATGAGCGCGAACGCTCCGGTGGGTACCACGCTGGCACTGCTGGAGCGGCAGCTCAAGACGATGTCTGCGGTCCAGGCGCGCGTCCACTACTCGATGAAGCAGGAGTTCAAACTCCTCAAGGGCATCATCCGCGACTACGCTCCCAAAGAGTATTCGTTCAATCCGTCTAGCGGCGACCGCATGGCTAAGCAGGCGGACTACGATGCGGTGGACGTGATCCCGGTATCCGATCCCAACAGCGCCACCATGGCGCAGCGGATCATGCAGTATCAGGCTGTGATCCAGTTGGCTCAGGGCGCTCCGCAGATCTATGACTTGCCCGTGCTGCACCGCCAGATGATCGAGGTGCTGGGCATCAAGAACGCTGACAAGCTGGTGCCGGTCGAGGACGACATGAAGCCGAAAGACCCCGTGTCTGAGAACATGGCGCTCATGGTCGGCAAGCCCACCAAAGCGTTTATCTACCAAGACCACGATGCGCACATCGCCGTTCACACGGCCATGATGCAGGACCCGCTGTTGATGCAGCAGATTGGCCAGTCTCCCCAGGCTCAGGCTATGCAGGGCGCCATCATGGCGCACATCTCTCAGCACTTGGCGTTTGCATACCGCAAAAAGGTCGAGGAGCAGCTGGGTCTGCCCATGCCCAAGCCCGACGAGGAAATGCCCGAGGAGCTGGAGGTTGGTCTGTCTCGCATGGTCGCTCAGGCCGCACAGCAGGTGCTGGCTCAGAGCAAAGGCCAGGCAGCGCAACAGCAAGCGCAACAGGCGGCACAGGATCCGATGATCCAGATGCAGATGAAAGAGCTGGAGATCAAAGAGCAGGAAGCCGAAACCAAGCAGCTCAAGGTTCTGGGCGACCTGCAGCTCAAGTCGGAAGAGCTGGCCCTCAAGGCTCGTGAAGGCGCATCAAAGACTGGCGAAGACCCAGAGATGGCCGCTGCGCGCGTACAGCAGGAACTCATGCAGGCGCAGGAGATCCATGCGCTTGAGATTGCCCGTATGAAGCTGGATCAGCAGATCAAAGCCATGCAGGCACAGCAAGCTCAACAGCAGCAGATGCAGCAACAAGCTATGCAGGCACAGCAGGCGCAACAAGCGCAGGCTATGCAGGCACAACAACACCAGCAGAAGCTGGCACACGGGGGCCAGGTGCATGCCCAACAGATGGACCACGCGGAGAGGAGCGCCAACCTCAACGCTGCGCAAGCCATTCATAACGCACGCCAGGCCGCGAATCAGCCGAAACCAAAACCGGCAAAAAAACCTAAAGGAGATTGATGGACAGGAAAGCCTACGAGTACGTTGACTCTAAGCTGGAGCAGCGTAAGAAAGACATCATCGAACTGCTGGGTGACGGAGGCGCACGCGACTTCGCTCACTACAGAGAACTGTGCGGATTCATCCGAGGTCTCCAGACCGCACAGTCAGAGCTGGGTGACCTCGTGCGACGTTTGAAAGAGTTTGAAGATGACTGAATATGACGTATCGGCAGTAGACCTGTCCGGCATTCTCAACGCCACGGCGGAAGAGAAAGCACGGCAAGTACCTGATCCGGCGACGTACCACATCCTGTGTGTGCTCCCGGACATTGAAGAAGAGTATGGCGACTCCGGGCTGGTGAAAGCCGGGCAAACCATGCACTACGAAGAGCTGTTGTCCCCTGTGTTGTTTGTGGTCAAGCTGGGCCCGGACGCATTCAAAGACGAAAAGCGCTTTCCCAGCGGCCCGTCCTGCAAGCAGGGCGACTTTGTGTTGGTTCGACCCAACACCGGCACCCGCATCAAGATCCATGGCAAAGAGTTCCGCATCATCAACGATGACTCGGTAGAAGCCGTGGTGCAGGATCCGCGCGGAATCACCCGTCTGTAAGGAGACAACATGGAAAAAACAGAATTCGAATTCCCCGACGAGGGTAGTGAAAACCCTAGGAAGGGTGGCGCTGTTGTAGAGGCGAAGGAAGAGCCTGCGTTTGAGGTCGAGGGTGAGGGTAAACCCGAAATTGAGGTTGTTGACGATACTCCGCCCGAAGATCGCAACCGCAAGCCCATGGCAGAACCCCCTAAGGAGCTGTCAGATGAAGAGCTGGAGAAGTATGACGAAAGCGTAAAGAAGCGTATCCAGCACTTTACCAAGGGCTACCACGAGGAGCGCCGCGCCAAAGAAGCGGCTTTCCGAGAGCGGGAAGAGGCTATTCGGGCGGCTCAGGCCATTGCCGAAGAGAACAAAAAGCTGAAAGGCTCGTTGTCTCAAGGCCAGAATGCCCTGCTGGAGCAGGCCAAAAAAGTGGTTGCCAACGAGCTGAACGACGCTAAGCGCAAGTACAAGGAAGCGTACGAAGCAGGCGACTCTGACGCCCTGGTGGCAGCCCAGGAAGAATTAACCTCCGTCAAGATGAAGATGGAACGGGTTAATAATTTCAAGCCAGCCCCTTTACAAGAGGAGCGAACTGTTGTACAACCCACCCCAGAACCTCGCGCCCCTCGTCCTGATCCTCGTGTGGACGAATGGCAAGAGCGGAATCCCTGGTTCGGCACCAACCGCAAAATGACTGCTTACGCTGTGGCAGTTCATGAAGACCTGGTGCAGAATGAAGGCGTCTCCACTACGTCCGAAGACTACTTCCGGCGTATTGACAAAGAGATGCGGGATCGGTTTCCTGATGCGTTTGAGTCAGAGAAACCCGCTGATGCGCCTACTCAGCGATCCAGACCATCAAACGTTGTCTCACCGGCAACCCGTAGTACTGCGCCCCGAAAAGTCGTACTTACCAAATCGCAGGTGGAAATCGCCAAACGCCTAGGTGTTCCGTTGGAACTCTATGCGCGTAAGGTTGCGGATGAAATGAGGAAATAAACATGACTGAAGATATTGGACAAACCAAGCGTACAAGCCGCGAGCTTGAGACCCGTGAAAAAACGGCACGTAAACGCAAGTGGACGCCGCCGCAACTGTTGCCTGATCCGAACCCGGAGCCGGGCTACGTATTTCGCTGGGTTCGTTTGAGCACCTTGAACAATCCTGACGCCATCAATATTTCGTCAAAACTCCGCGAAGGCTGGGAACCCGTCAAGGCTTCTGAGCACCCCGAAATCACGTTGGTGGGCGGCACCTCAACCCGCTTCCCTGACTCGATCGAAATCGGTGGCTTGCTGCTTTGCAAAACCCCGGTGGAGTTTACTGAGGATCGTAATGAGTACTACCGCCAACAAGCGGAAGCTCAGATGAACTCTGTGGACAACACCTACATGCGTGAAAATGATCCGCGTATGCCGCTTTTCAAAGAGCGGTCTTCGAAGGTCACTTTCGGTAAAGGTATTTAAACTTTTTGGAGATTTAACATGGCTTATCCCACCGTTAGCGCTCCCTACGGCTTCCAACCCATCAATAGCATTGGTGGTACGCCGTACGCGGGGTCTACTCGTCTGGTTCCGGTTGCATCCGGGGCTGTCTACACCGGCGATCTCGTCGAAATGCTGTCGTCCGGCACCTGTGCCGTGATTTCCAGCGGTACCGCAGCTGCACAATGCCTTGGCGTTTGTGTCGGTGTGCAGTACACCAACTCGTCTGGCCAAACCGTTCAAGCCCAATACGCTCCGTCGTCTGGCGTGACCAACGTTGTGGCTTACGTGGTTGATGACCCACGCGCTCTGTTCAAGGTTGCTATCGTGTCTTCCGGCACGACCATGTCTACCCTGACCCGTACCGCTGTTGGTCAAAACGCTCCCGTGGCTTTGAACTCCGGCAACGCCAACACTGGTGACTCTGCGCAAGCAATTACCACCAGTACCGACGTTACGGCTACTCTGCCGATTCGTATTGTGGATGTGGTGCCCGAGACGATGACCTCGTCTACTGCTTATGCAGAAGTGATCGTCAAGATCAACACCCACACCTACAACAACACCACCGGTATCTAAGGAGTAGATCATGGCAATTTCACGCGCACAACTGCTGAAGGAACTGCTCCCTGGTCTGAACGCCCTGTTCGGCCTTGAGTACGCTAAGTACGGCGAAGAGCACAAGGAAATCTACGAGACCGAGACCTCGGAGCGTAGCTTTGAAGAGGAAACCAAGCTGTCTGGCTTCTCCGCCGCTCCGGTGAAGAACGAAGGCCAAGCCATTGCTTATGACAATGCGCAGGAAGCCTGGACCGCACGTTATACCCACGAAACCATTGCGATGGGCTTCTCCATCACTGAGGAAGCTGTGGAAGATAACCTGTATGACAGCCTCTCCAGCCGCTACACCAAGGCCCTGGCCCGTGGTATGGCTTACACCAAGCA